GGACGTTGTCTGCCCGTGCCTGCCCGACTTCCACTTTGAGGTGAAGTTCTGCCAGGTCGTCAAGATCCGCGACTGGATGGCCCAAGCCATCCGCGACGCCAAGGCCAAGCTCTTCCCGGTGGTCGCCCACAAGCGCAACGGCGAGGAGTGGTTCATCACGCTGCGCGCGCAGGACTTTCTCACCATCCTTCGCCGCTCCGATTTCTTAGTCCCAACACAAAAACCCAAATAACCACATGAAAATAAAGCAACCGAAATACAAGACCGTCACGCTCGCCACTCCGTTTGGCAAAGCTGGATGGGTCTACGTCAACGCTCCCAAGATGTTTGAGGGCGACAAGAGGGCGGCGTATCGCGCCGAGCTGTACGTCACCAACAACGACGCCGAAGGTGTCATCGCGGCAATCGAAAAATCGTACGCATCCGAATACAAGGCATGGTGCGAGGAGGTCGGCAAGAAAGCGCAGAAGGCCGCCTTCCCGTGGCTCGAGAACGACGGCGTCACCAGGTTCAACTTCAAGGTCGCCGACGCTTGGCCAGATGGCACCAGTCGCCAGCCCGAGCTGACGGACATGGACAAAAAGCCGATCACCGCCAACATCGGGAAAGACAGCATCATCCGCATCATGTTCCGCCCGCATTACTACAATGCGTCGGCTGGCTTCGGCGTTCAGCTTCAGCCGATCAAGGTGCAAGTCAAAGACCTCGTCACATTTGGCGGCGGATCTTCCGCAGACATCGACTTTGAAGATGTCTCCGATTCCGAAACGCTGAAAACCGGCACCGACAACAAAGAAGTCACCTGGTAACCCTCATGCCAGCCAAAAACACCACGGTCAAAAGGGGGGCGGCAAAACGCCGCTCCCCTTCCAAAGCCGCCAAGCCCGCGGCACCGGATCGCTTCACCGAGGACGGACGCAAAATCGTCCGCCTCGAAAAGACCCGCGCACACCAGAAGTATCCGCTCAAGGACGGCACCGACGTTCCCGGCGCCTCAACCATCGCCAAAATCGGCGAAGACAGCAGCGGCCTCATCCACTGGGCGTGGAAGCTCGGCATGGAAGGTCAGGATTACCGCAAGGTCCGCGACAAGGCCGCCGACATCGGGACCATCGCGCACTTCCTCATTGAGTGCTTCCTCCACAACCACGTTGCCGACCTCTCCGAGTTCAGCCCAGCGGATGTCGAGAAAGCCACCATCGCGTTCAACAACTTCAAGCGCTGGTGGGACGAAGAAGGTCTCACCGTCATCGAGCCAGAAGTGCAGTTGGTCTCCGAAGAATACCTTTTCGGCGGCACCATCGACGCACCCAGCCGCGACCGTGACGGCAAGATCGTCCTCCTCGACTGGAAGACATCCAAAGCCATCGTCGGCGCGCACAAAGTCCAGCTCGCCGGTTACGAACAACTCTGGAACGAGAACCGCCCGGACATGAAGGTTCAGCGCCGCGGCATCGTCCGCATCGGCAAGGAATCCCCGGACGACTTCGAGGTCGCCTGGATGTTCTCAGCCGAGCCGTTCTGGAAGGTCTTCCAAGCGCGCCTCAACCTCCACTACGTCCAGCTCATGGCGAAAAAAGCCGCCTAAATGAAACGCACCCGCCGGTTCGTTGTCCGAGAGCAGACCTTTGGTCTGGTTGTGGAGTTCTATTGTGGAACCCCGCAGTCATCGGCGATCCGGCGGTGTGCGAACATTCTCAATCTCGACCCCAAAGACCCCGACAACCAGCCCGATGACTCCGACGCCGCCTGGGCGATGTGCTGCGGCAGCCAAGCGGTCGTTTGGATCGAAGACGCCGCGGACACCGGCTCGCTCGTCCATGAGCTGTATCACGTTGTGCAGGATTTCCTCAAGCACATCACCAGCAGCGACGAAGAAACCGGCGCTTACTTGATCCAATACCTTTTCCGAGAAGCCATCCGAAAAAACAAACCATGAAACAAGGACTATACGCAAACATCCACGCCAAAAAAGCCCGCATCGCCGCCGGAAGCGGCGAGAAGATGCGCAAGCCCGGTTCCGCCGGCGCCCCCACCGCCAAAGCCTTCCGCGCATCCGCGAAGACCGCCAAAGCCCGCCGATGACCTTCACCCCGCTCGTCATCACCACCGTTTGCTACGCCATCACCGCGGTGGGCTTTTGGCGCGAAGGAAACGCCGGTCTCGCTGTGGCCTTCGCCGGATACAGCTTTGCCAATTTTGGCTTCCTCTACATCTGCGTCAATGGGCAGCCCTAACTTTATGGAGAACTACAAAATTATGACGCCAGAGATCCAAGCCATTGACAACGAGATCATGCGCCTTAAGGGGCTGCGCGCCTCCATGGTTGCCAAGGCCGCCAAGAAAAAAGCCGACGCCCTCTGTGCCGAGCTTGCAGCGAAGAAAGCCCGCCGATGAAAGCCGCAGCCGAAACATTACGCATCGCCGCGGAAGCGGTCTGTGGCGAACGCAACGAGAGCTACGGCTCGCCGGTGGACGACTTTCGCACGCAGGCCGAAATGTTTAGCAGCTACCTCTCGCGCACAAACGGCACCAACGTGCTTGTCACGGCCAGCGACATCGCTGCGTTGATGATTTTGGTAAAGATCGCCCGCCAAGCGCACCGCGCGAAACCAGACAACTGGATCGACGCCGCCGGCTACGCAGCCTGCGGAGCGCAGTGCGACTCACAGCTATGACTTTAAACCTGCAGGCTCAATCGGGCTTTCGCCGGGATTCCATGTGGTGTGGTCCCGCGGCGCATGCCGTCATGCCCAGCCCCGCCGAGCGAAACGAGCGGGGCGCCTGCACATTCTTTGTCCGGGCAGCATGGTAGGACGGATGAGCGGCAGTGAAGCAGGGCTTCGACCCGCCACATCGATCTCGGGAGGTCACCGTATGGTGTGCCGCAAGATTGGCAACCCGCGTGCTGAAAAGGTGCGGCCGCACCGTGCTCGGCAAAACAATGCCTCTGAACCGGCTTTGGTTGCCGGTGTAGGAGGCCACTGGCAGGGAACGCTAACCATCATTGGCTCCAATGCGCGTCTGGGCGCTGAAATGCCGGTGGCCCTGCCTCACTTTCTGAAATCTCAAATTTCAAATCTCCAATGATCTCTTGGCCCCCGCAAAACTTCCGCGTTGAGGTAGACGGCATCGGCACCTGCCGCGTGCTCTACGTTGTCGCGCAGGGTGGCCTCGAAAACGACTACGTCACTGTCTGCCGCGAAGACAACGGCCGGTGGCTGACCGCGCGCATCGACCAGCTCGCTGCCGCAGAGAATCCGACTTTGGACATTTTGGGCGCTGGCACGGCTTAACAAAATCGGCCCTGGGGAGGGTCCGAGCGTCAACCAGCCAGCGCCCATTTTATTTCCGTGAACGAGCACCAGACACGCTTCAAGCCCACACCGCACCCAGTCATGCAGGTCGATCTCGACTTGCTCGAAAAACTGGGGCCGGACGAAGGCTGGAAATATCTCAAAACACGCGAAGAGCTGATCGCCCGCGAGGCCAGTGACCCGTTCCGCTATGGCTACATCCCGCCGGTGTGGAAGCGCGCGTCCGAGCTGCTGGAAAAGCACCGCGAGATTCTGGTGCTCGGCGGAAACCGCTCGGGAAAAACGGAATGGGCGGCGAAAGAAGTCATCAAGACGATGTACAACAAGCCTGGAGCGGTCGTGTGGTGCTTTTCTTTGACTGCCGCCAACAGCGTTGAGCTTCAGCAGCCCCGCGTCTGGAAATACATGCCGCCAGAGTGGAGAAACGCCAGGAAATCAGCCGTCACGGCAATATCCTACACAATTAAGAATGGCTTCTCAGAATCCAAGTGGGTCGCGCCAAACTCAGCACAGTGCATTTTTCGCAATTATTCGCAAGATCCGAGCACGCTCGAGGGCGGCGAGGTCGATATGGTTTGGATGGACGAGGCTATGGGCGCGCTCGACGTTCTCAGCACGATCCGCTTCCGCTTGGTAGACCGAAATGGCAAGTTGGCCGTTACTTTTACCCCGGTGCAGGGCTGGACGCCTATCGTGGCCGACTACTTGTCCGGCGCCAAAGACGTTGTCACTGTCGATGCTGAGTTGCTAGAGCGGAAAAACGCCGAGGGCAAGGTTGTCGGCTTTGAGCAAGTGCCCATTGAGCAAATCAACCCGAAGGGTCGGCCCATTATTTATTTTCACACCAAGCTAAATCCCTGGGCTGGCTGGTCTCGGATGAAAAAGGAGCTGCAAAGCGAAACCCGAGAAAAAATCCTAGAGCGAGCCTACGGAATCCCCACCAAGGCGCATTCTGGCCGCTTCCCGCTGTTCAACCCGAAGGTTCACGTCATCCGGCACAGCAACGTACCAAATGGGACCCGCTACCACTGGGTCGACCCGGCGAGCGGCAAAAACTGGGCGATGATCTGGACGGTGCATGACACCGCCGGCCGAATTGTGGTGCATCGTGAATGGCCAAACCAAACGTCCTACATCGAGGGCGTGGGCTATGCCGGCGAGTGGGCGCTGCCAGACGGCAAGAAGCTCGACGGCAAGCCCGGACCCGCGCAGCAAGACTTCGGCTTTGGCTTGGAGCGCTACAAGGACGAAATCCTCCGCGTCGAAGGCGGCGAGGAAATCTTTGAGCGCTGGATGGATTCGCGCTACGGCAACGCCCGCACGCTCGGAAAGGAATCCCCAACGACCCTCATCGACGAGATGGCCGACCTCGGCATGCTCTTCACGGCGACCCCGGGCGACAGCATCGATGAAGGCGTCAGCATGATCAACGATGCCCTGTCATACAACCCCGAAAAGCCGGTGGACGCGCGCAACCAGCCGAAGCTGTACATCAGCGAAAACTGCAAGAACGTCATTCACTGCATCCAGACGTATACGGGTGCGGACGGCAAGCGTTCAGCGAACAAGGACTTCGTCGATTTGCTTCGTTACGTTTGCCTCTCCGATGCCATCAACGTCGAAGGCGACATCCTGCGATCAACCGGAGGAGGAAGTTACTGATGAGCGAGCGCGACCAGCTTTGGGCCGATCTCGCGCGGCGCAATCCGCGGTTGCTTAATAATCCGCATTTTACCTCGGCTGGGCTGCGCAAGTTTTTCGACCGCGTTTACGAAGCTGGCTTTGATGCAGGATACAGCGCCGCCAAGGAGCACAGCGGAATGAACACCGGCTCAAATGTTTTTTCCCAAATATTTGGAGCCTTTGAATTCAAATGACGCAATCGCCGCCAGCCCCGCCCAGCCGCCTGCGCCCCGGTCGCCGCGGCAGCGACATCCCGCGCTGCGGCATCTGTTCCAAGCCGCTTCGTATCCAAGACATCCACGGCCACGACACCCACTACGGCCCCATCTGCTGGGAATGCGGCCCACATATGCAGAATGCCGTCCACGCCCTAGAGGTCATCATAATGCGCCGTGGCTAATTCGCCATTCGCGAACAGCAAACACCTTATGTTCACCAAAACCAAAACCATCCCCACCGACCTCTACACCGTCAGCGAAGACTTCGACCGCGAGGGCGCCCTCGCCTTCAGCCGCGACCAAGCACCGCCCGCCTACCTCGCCGTCATGCTTGAGTTGCAGGACAGCATCTCCGACATCCGCACCTTGGTCGCCACCATGGCCACCGCCAAAGAACCCGGCTACCTCGCCCACGCCGCCGGCCAGCTCAACGCCTTGCAGGAATTGTGGGACACCCTCGAGCAGCGCCGCGCCGAAGCCTCCCGCTTGGAGTAGGTTTCGCGCCGTAGTTCAAGCCACGTTTGAACTACTGCCGCCAATGTACGCATCCCGCGACATTAGCCCGCTTAGTGTAAAGCCATGTTCCCGCTCGCACCCTTTCGGGTATAATCCGGCCGCTTTCCGGGCATTTATCCCCGATCGGGAACCCTGTTATAGAAACAACTCTGTATTTGTAACGAAACCTGTAAGAAAAACACCCCTGTTTTTCTTACAAGTCGCCGCTCGCCGACATTGCGCATACGCTTTGTCACAAAAGCACTGCACACTTTGTGACACAAACTGACATCACTTGTGCAGAACTATAGCCGATCCTATCCACGCCACACCTGCCAAATGTCTCTCGGCGACACAATCGAAGTATCGCATAACGAGACTTCCCCGCTCTCTCTCAACCCTCATCTCTCAACCCTCAACTTTTCTGCTGGACATTTGTACAGCAGTGTGAGATAATTGATGTATCAAAGTTGAGTCGTGCCCGCATGGCACACCGGTTTGATCGGACTGGCAGACGCTCTGCCTGGTTCCTACTTGAGAGGTAAAGCTCATGGCGACAGATAACGCGGCTCCGGCCGTAGATGTGGA